TGCATCGCCAGTCCGAATCCGGCGCTGATACCGGAGAAAGTCGCCCCGGAAAACAGATTGGTGACGACATTGAACGCGGACGACAGACCGGAGAACATATTGCTCATGCCGCCGAGGTTGCTCGCGGTACCCAGCAGGGATGTCGCCGTACCCGTCACGCCTCCCCCGCCCAGCATGCCCATCAAGGCCCCCTGGATGGGCACGACCAGTGGACTCAGGAGGAGCTGATAGGACAGGTCGGCGATCCATTCCAGGACGGTGTCTTTCAGGTTGCTTAGAACATCCCCCTGACCGCTGATGAGGCCCCGCCACAGGCCCTGGAAGGTGCTGTCGAGCGAATCGACGGCATCGGCCCAGGCGCGATAGAAGCCGTCGGCCTCGCGGCGGGCGGCGTCGGCGGCCTCGGCCTGGTCGCGGGCCAGCCCGGCCAGGATGGTGCTGGCCTCTTCCGCCGATAACGCGACGGAACCGGATCTGCCGGCCAGGGCTTCAGCGACGGCGTGCTGGGCAGCGGCATGCTCTTCGGCGGCCTTGCGGGCGGGGAGGTAACGGCTGATCAGGCCATCAACGGCGCGCTCGGTTTCCGCGATAGCGCGGTTATAGTCGCGCTCGGCCTTGGTAGCATCCTGGGTGGCTTTCGCGGTACCACCCCTGGCCTTACTGGCCCGGCCATGGCTGGCGGTATTGGACTCCAGGCCCTTGGTATATCTTTCCACCTGCTCGGCCACCCAGGCCTCATCCTTGCCGAGGGATTTGGCAATCTCCTGATATTTCGCCGTGGCTTCAGTGACCTTGAGCTGCTTGGCGGCGGCCTGGTCATAACTACCCGTTAGTTTAAGTAATTCCTGATTGGCTTCGGCTTGGGCGGCTTGCTGAGCGCGGAACGCCTCGACAGGACCCGCCATCATGCTGGCGGCCAGTTGGGCGTTGTCTTCCCGCTGCTGATTGTAGGCATCCCGCGTCACCTGGCGCGTGCGCTGAATGGCGCGTTCAGTTTCCGCCAATTGCCGCAGGGCCTCATCGCGCTGCGTGGTCAGGCCCGGCGTTTTGCTCAGGTCGGCGGCCTTGTTGGCGCGCTCGACCGCTGCCAGGTAAGCCTCGACCTGCGTCGTGCGCTGACGATAGAGCACGGCCAGTTCGTCGCGGTCGGCCGTGGTGAAGCCCAATCCCTTGGAGGCGTTGCTGACGGCGCGGATGGCGGCGGCCCAATCATTGGCCAGGCCGGTGGCGAATTGAATGGCGCCACTCAAGGCGTTGGTGATGCCGGTGGCGCGATCGGCTTCGCTCGCCATGGCGGAGAGGGCGTTGGTCAGCCTATTCCATTCCGCTTCCAGCCCGCCGATTTGCCTGCCGTCGTCATAGAGTTCGTTCAGGCGTTGGCTGAGGGCGGGCAGCAGATCCTCGGCCATGACCTCGCCCTTAGCGAGCATGGCGTCCAGTTCCGCCGTGGTGACGCCCATGGCTTTGGCGGCGGCTTGGAAGGCCCCCGGCAGACGTTCGCCCAACTGGCCGCGCAGTTCTTCCGCGGAGACCTTGCCCTTACTGATCATCTGCTCCAGGGCCAGCAAGGCGCCCTGGGTCTCGGCGGAGGACTTGCCGAGCTTGCCCATGGCCAGGGACACGGATTCAAAGATGTCTCGCGTAGCCTTGCCTTCCAGGCTGGTGCCTTTGGCCGCGGCGGATAGGCTGATATAGGCGCTGGCGGTATCCGCCAGGGTCAGGCCCATTTTGTTGGCCGTGGCGCGGATATATTCCATTTCCTGCCCGGCGGCGGCACTGGACCCGGTAATCGCGGTCAGGCTTTTCTCGAATTTCTGCGCTTCGTTGGCGGCCGCCACGAATTCGGTGGCGATGCCGGCCACCCCAATCCCCGCGGCGGCGGTCAGGGCCAGGCTCTTGAGATTATTGGCCAGGCTAGCCATCGGCCCCTCCGCCTGACGGGCCGCCTGGCCGGTACTCCCGAGCTCGCCTTGGACTTGTCGCATGCCCGCGATGGCGGCGCTGCCATCGGCGGAGATGCGGATGCGGAGTTCTTGCATGGCGTTCTCCGGTGGTCAGCGGCCGGGGCGGGGTCGTGGGGTTGACGCGGGTGGCCGGGGTGGCCGTTGGGCGATGCGCTGGTGGATCACCTGGAGTTGCGCCTGCTCCAGTACCTGCACGTCGGCAAACAGGGCGGGGCGGTCGGCGTGGGGGATGGCTTGCAAGGCCATCACTGCCCGCACGCCGTCATAATCCAGCCCGGTGGGGATGCCATTCATGCCGGCATAGCGCCATTGGGTATCGCAGGCGAGATAGAGCCGGACGGCGGGGACGTTCTCCGGCCAGAGCTCTACCGCACCACATTGACCGCACCAGGTGCGCTCGCCGCGGGCCTCCATGCAGACGCGGCAGGAGCTGGCCCCAGTGACAGGGCCGGTATGACTAGCCTGGCTGGCATCGCCGGGGGCATCCAACCGCCAGCGCAGCCAGGCAATCAGTTTTTTCGCCGCCCATCATCGTCCAGGTCGGTGATGGCTTGGCGCACAGCCTTGACGACCCAGGTGCCGATATTGAGCAGGCTGCGCATGCGGTCCGGGGTGTAGCTGAGGGGCTCGCCGGATTCATCGCCGACATCGGCCCAATCGGTCACCCGCTCGACGATGCGGTCGAGATCGCGGGCGATGCTGTCCGGGCTGATGGCGTCGGAGATGGCGACGAATTTGGCCAGCAGGGCGGGGGCGCTATCGACTACGCCCGAGGCGGCTTCCTCCTGGAGGCGGGAGATCTGCTCCGTCAACGCCTGGTGCTTGTGGGCCGCGTTTTCGGCATGAGACAGCAATTTGACCCGCAGCTTGATGCGGATCTCGCCATCGGGGTCGGGGAGGCGGACGGTCAGCCAGGACTGGCGGTCGGTTTGGAGTTTGAACATGGTCAGTCTTCTCGGTCAGTCAGGGATGGTCAGTGAGAGGCGCGGGCCAGCCGATACGGCTGGACTGGCCCGCTACCCGGCGACTGACCCACGCCGGGGTGGGGCGGCTTAGGCGATCAGGGTATCGGCCAGGGGCGACAGCAGGACGGCGACCAGGCCCTTGTCGGTACTACCGGACTTGTAGCCGGTGAAGGCGAAAGAGACCTCCATGCCAGCGGGGCTGGTGATGGGCGGGGTCGTCAGGTCGATCTGGGCATGATCGAGCTTAATGGAGAGGTTTTCGTTACCCGCCGACCCGCCCAGGCCAGTGCCGAAGGTGAGGATCACTTCGAGAGCGGTATCGGTGCGGGCCACGGCCTTGTCGATGTAGGCGCTGAACAGGGCAGTATCGACGATGGCAGTGATGGACCCGGAGACGTCGGCAAACCCTTCGGGCAGGTCGATCCGCTCGCCGCCGGAGCCCAAAGCATAACGCCCGGTGTCCATGTTGTTGGCGATGGTGAGCTGCACCGACTTGACGTTCGTCACGGCCGACCCGCCGACCTTCACCGAGCAATCGGGGGCAAACCAGCCGGTGTGGCCCGGGTCCGCCAGGCTGGCATCCAGCACGGCGGCAGCGATAGCGTACTTGGCGCCCTGGAGCTGCATTTGCAGGGTGGCCGCGCCTTCCTGGGGGATGTCGATGGTCGCTTGCCCCACCCGGCAGCCGAGGAAGTGCTCCACCTTGGAGGCGATATTGCTGGTCCAGTCTCGCTCGACAATGAGACCCGTGGGGAGGGCCTTGGGGCGGAATGTGTGGGTGTAGGGCGCGGAAGCGCCGGTGGTGACCGGGGCGCCCAGGACGTGGCGCAGGAAAAAGCCGATGGTCTCCGGCGCCATTTCCACATTGAGGTTACCGCTCAGGTCGATATTCCCCGCGCCGGGGCGGGGGCGGGAGCGGTCGCTGCTGATGGTGTTAGGTTGAACGTTGTTACGCGAGGGGGACAGGGAGCACTCGGTGTAGTAGGCCAGCATGCCTTTGGTCACGCTGGTGGTGGATTTATAGGTCACCTCATCATAGAGGGCGACCTTCACGGCGGAGCCAAGAACGGGCATGGGGTTACTCCTCGGGGGTCAGGGCGGATGGGGATGGGCCCGCGACGTCCGTGACGCGCTCGAAACCGCGGGCCAGCAGGCGGGCGGCGGTGGCGGGGTCGACGGCGTGGATGACGCCGCCGGTGGCGTAGGGGCCGAAGGCTAGGGGCGCGCCGGTGGCGTGTGATCCGGTGTGGCGGATGCGGACGGTGGCGGTCGGTGCCGAGGCGAGCGGCGTGAGCGCGGCGGCGGTGGTCTTTGGCATGGGCGAATCCTGGGGAGGTTGATGGCGGTTAGGGGCAAGGCTGCCGGCGCTGGACGCTGGACAGGCGGCTTTGACAGGCCCATTCGGCGCGATGCCACCAGAGCTCGGCGTCCTTGCCGGCCAGGCTCTCCTGGACGTGATAGAGAGGATCACACTGGAGGGGGCGCCAGCCGTGGAGCGCGGCACGCATGCGGTCGAGATAGGCGACGGCGCCCTGCTCGCCCCACAGGGCGCGGGTGATCAGGGTCAGGCCAAGACGGAAGGTGATGACCTGCTCCGCGCTGGGGCCGAGGAGGCGGGGTCGCTCGCTGGGGGCACCGAGATAGCTGACCAGCACGGCGCCCAGGGGGTGGCGCAGGCGATAGTCGCCGGGGAAGTCGGGATAGGGCTCGACGTGCAGCTCCGGCAGGGCGGTGGCGATCTCGGCGACGAGGGCGGTGACCAGGGCCTCGGTGGCGAACAGGGTCATGGCCGGCTCAGTAGGCGTCCAGGGTGGCGCGGTCGAAGAGCCGCGCCGGGGCGTCGACCTGGAGGCGTCCCGCATCCGGCAGGGCCGTCTCCTGGCCATCGGTGATAGAGGCGAGGGACAGCTTGCCGTCGCGCACGGCGTCCAGGGCGCGCAGGGCCTCCTGGGCGGCGTCGCGGACGATCTCGGGGAGGGGGCCGCCATCGAGGCGGCGCTCGTACAGCCACCGGCGGACCAGGGTCAGTGACCAGTCGCGCAGCTCCCGCGGCACCTGGGCCAGGGGTAGGGGATAGCGCTGGCGCAGGCGGGCATCGACCTGCGCGTCGGCATAGGCGCGGGCCGCGGCGACCACGTCCCAGTCCGGCTCGGTGGCCAGCGGGTCGTCGCTGGTGAGCTGGGTCAGGGTGCGGTGACTCATCAGGCTCAGCAGGTCGGCGTCGGCGGTGTAGCTCATGGGGCGCGCGTCCAGTGGATACAGGCCGTGGCCTGGCGATGGAATCGGGGGTTAGGCCCGGTTAAGGGGCGGTTACGCAGCGGTTAAGGGACGGTCAGTGGCGGATGAGGCATTGCCGGCCTGTCCTAGCCCAAC